AAGTTTTATACACAGGGTAGCACTTGACAAGATGACAAAGGGGGTATATACTTATAGCATAATCAAATAATGGTTTGGGTGAGCCGAACAAAATATGTTTAATAGAAAATGGAAACAATTAAAACAATCAAGATTTTTTCTGGGTATAGTATCTCTAGCAATAGGAGTGTCTATGACCGTTTGCCTTTACGAAGGTCACGCGTTAAGACAAGACTATTCTGAAGCTATGGGATACTATTCAGATTATTGTGTCCGTGCTTCGGCTTCGGCGGAGGCACTGGAACTGGAGGGTGGTGAGGGCTTAGAGCCAGCTACCTCTCTAGAAACCTCCTTTGAGGAAATAGGAGAATTTTCAGCTTACAACGCAGAAGTAAATCAAACCGATAGCAGTCCAACAATAATGGCAAGCGGGAAAAAAGTATATGACGGAGCAATCGCCTGTCCGGCCAGATACGAATTTGGAACTAAAATTGAAATTGACGGAATGGGGATTTACATTTGCGAGGATCGTATGAACGAAAGATACAGATATACAAATCACTTTGATTTATTTATGTGGAACTACGACGAAGCAATTAAGTTCGGAAGAAAAGAATTAAGCTTTAATCAAATTTAAAAAAAAATATGAAAGAAAAAAACAAACTAGAAGAAGCCAAAAAGTTAATAGAAGCTGAGAAGAAAAAGAAGTTAGAAGAGTGTGGTAAAAAGTTAGCTGAACTCCTGAAAGAATACAACGCAGAACTGTTAGTAATGCCACACATAACTATAGAAGGGAAAAGGCAAGAAATATTGATACAAATAAAAGAGGCTGAAAAAGCCTAGTTTAAAGCAATAGAAGCCTGTTAGTAAGTTAGACTTGACAGCTGAAAAAAAGTATGCTAAACTCTCTGTAATTAGAGAGCTTTCTTGCTTGCTTCTAAGGGCGCTTTTTTAAAAGCCGCAAAGGGAGGTAAAAACTCCCTTAAAAGTAAATAAAAATATGTCTATAATTTTAACAAAAGAACAGATCGATGAAGATAAAGAACGCCGGGTAAAAGCGTTCCAAAAGGAGTATCAAGAATTATCAAAGAAATACCAAATTGATATAGGTGCTGATATTCAGCCAGTGATTAAATTTGTGGACGCTAAAGAATATCCAAAGGAATGATGTTTTTTTTTGGTTTTATTTTTGGATTTTTAGTGGGTTACTTTTTTGAAATTAGAAAAGATAAAATTGAAAATATAAAAAAATCAATCAAGCGAAATAAGATAGCAATCATTTCTCCTAAGACACAGACGCAGAAAAAAGTAGAAGATAGAATCAAAGAAAATAATAAAAAAGGAATCGCAACTCCAATAGAAGACATCTATGAAGATTAAACCACAAAACAATAAGTGTCTCATATCAATAGAGGACTTAGAAAAAACAAAGTCAGGCATAATAATATCAAACGCAGACAATATAATAATTGAAGTAGCGAGAGTAAAAGAAATAGGAGACAAAGTAAAAAAAATTAAAATCGGAGACAAAATAATGTTCAAATCGTGGAGCTTAGATATAGTAGAGATAGAGGATATTAGATACTCATTCATCGCGGAAGAAGATATTCTAGCGGTTATATGAAACATCTCCACAACACAACAACCATAAGAGATGACAAGGAAGTAATAATCGACTTTTGTACCGAGTGTAAAAAAAAGTTAATATATAGAAAATGCCGAAGAACAGGCAGGATTAACAACGATCAGTACAAGATAGATCATAAGAGAGATTTACTCCAAAGAGGAGAAAAACTATTTGAAAAGTATTATGGAAAATAAAAGAATAAATAAATAATGTGTGCGACTATAAGACAAAAAAGGACATTTAAAAAAGTGTTGGAAAATGGTGGAATTGTATCAAAAGCTGCTAAAGGTATATACAGCGATGCTATGGCCAAGAATCCACAGAAGATTACAAACAGCAAAGGTTTTCAAGAATTGTTTAATGAAGTTGTAACTGATAGGAAATTAAGAAATAAACACAATAGTTTATTAGAAGATAATAAATCAGAAATTCAAATAAAAGCTCTGGACTTAGCATATAAGGTAAAAGGACATTACGCGCCAGAGAAAAAACAGTCAGTAAATCTCAATCTAAATACAGAATTAAAGAACTCAAAAGAAAGCAAAGACTTAGTAGAAGAATACGAAGATAAACTAAAAGGTATGCTCAAAGAGCCAAAAACGAAGCCTGAAACTGCGATGTAAGCGATTTTAAAAACAAAATGATGTAAGTATATGCTGGAAGAAATATCAATTCACGCTTTCATTCAAAAACATCAGATAAAGAATGAGCAGGGACAGTTAATAGACTTCCATAACCATTTATTCCTCTTTGACATATACAAGGACTTCTCAAAGAAACTGGCGGTTATAAAGGCTGCTCAGATAGGAATGACAACCTGCGAGATACTTAAAAGCTTATGGGGAGTAAAGAATAAGGGAATGGACGCGATATACATTCTGCCAACCGATACAGATGTTAATTCAATGGTAGGCTCTAAAGTAAATAGAATAATCGCACAGAATCCTATTCTACAAAAATGGACTAAAGATAAAGATAGCATAACGCAGAAGCAGATAGGAGATAACTATATCCATTACCGAGGGAGCTGGAGCGAGAAGCAAGCCATAATGGTTACCAGTAGTTGGAACTGTTATAAGAAAGGCACTGAAGTGCTAACTAAAATAGGCTGGAAGAAAGTAGAAGATATAGTTGTTAATGATAGGATTGCAACTTATGAGAAAGGTAATATAAAATATTATAAGCCTGAGTTTGTTATAAGAATGTGGGCAGAAAAGATACACAATTATGAGTCTTCAAATTTTAAATTATCAGTTACGCCAGATCATAGAATGTTTATTAATAAGAATGGATGGAAAGTAGATAAGTCAGAGAATATAATAGATGGAGGAAAATTCTATCTAGGTATAGCCGACACTAAACTAAAAGCCAAGTGTTCTGATACAATAAAGCTCAGAGAGAAAAGAAAAGGTAAGGTTTACGAAAAAGAATATAACGCACTGTATTTTTACAAATTGCTTGGATGGTTCTTATCTGAAGGAAGTGTCAATAAACATAAGGGAGTGAATAGAGGGAAGATAAACATATCTCAAGAGAAGAACGAAAAGCATATAAAAGATATAGAAGACACTCTCAACAAACTAGGAATGAAGTGGTGGTATTCTGGTAATAGTTTTACATTCACTGATTGGGCTTTGGCATTATTCTTAGAGAAATTAGGCAATTCAAAAGAAAAATATATACCAGATGAAATACTTTATAAGCCTAAGTATTTACCATTATTGTTAAGGAGTTTGTATGACGGAGATGCTTTCCATAATGATCATACAGAATATTTAAACACTGCATCAAAGAAATTAGCAGATACTACTCAAATAGCGTGGTTGTTATTAGGTAAGATGGCTAGTATTACAGAAGTTGAGGACAGAACTTGCAGAATGTATCGAGTAGGAGTCAGAAGACACCAGAAAGTACAATTTAATGTATATAAGAATAGAAACAAGAGTGGAAGAATTGTAGAGGAAGAGATGAATGAATTTGTTTACTGTTTAAATGTTAAGAACCATTTGATTTATGTAAGAGATAGTAAATGCAAAGTTCCTGTGATATGTGGCCAGTGCTATGACGAGGTAGACGCTTGCAAGCAAGATGTAGTTGACCAATATTCAACCAGACTCCAGCATTCAGCCTTTAAGTGGGAGCATTATTTTAGCCATCCATCATCAGTTGGGACAGGAATAGACAAGTATTGGATAAAGTCAGACCAAAAGCACTGGTTCATTAAGTGTAAAGGATGCGGAGAAGAGCAGTATATGGACTATCCCAAGAGCTTTGATTTAAAAAAAGAGATATATATATGTAAATATTGCGGTAAAGAATTGACTAATGAGGAAAGAAGAGTGGGACGCTGGGTAAAAAAGTACAATGATAGGGATTACTCAGGATATTGGATACCACTATTTATAGCACCGTGGGTAACAGCGAAAGAAATAATAACCTACCAAAAAGAAAAATCAGAAGAGTATTTTTATAATAAAGTGTTGGGATTGCCTTATATAGGAGGCGGAAACAAACTAACCAAGGCTCACCTAATGCAGAACTTAACGGGAGATAAGATAATAACACCGGAAGACAACGAACGAGTAGTAATTGGAGTAGATACAGGAACTAATTTATATTATGTAGTTGGAGGAAAACAAGGAATATTTTTTTACGGGCAAGCTAAGGAATACAGAGAAATAGAAGATTTAATGCACAGATTTACTCGTTCAATAGTAGTAATAGACCAAGGCGGAGACTTGATAGGTTGCAGAGCATTAAGAGAAAAATATCCGGGTAGAGTATTCTTGTGCTTATTTGGAACAGACAGAAAAACTCAACAACTAGTTAGGTGGGGACAGAATGACGAAGACGGTGCGGTAATAGCAGACAGGAATAGAAGCATTCAACTAGTAGTAGATGAATTCACAGATGGAAGAATACCACTACAAGGTAATGAAGATGATTGGTACGATTATTATCTCCATTGGAATAATTTGACTAGGGTGAAAGAATTAGATGCGAAGTCAGGAGACATTAAAAGAAAGATATGGGTAAAAAACGGGCAATCAGATTTGAGTTTCGCGACGGTATATTGGAGAGTAGGAATGAGTAGGTTCGGAGGAGGAGAAACTAAGATAATAGGAGAAACAAAAGAAGTAGAAGATAGTCCGGTAATCTATCCTAATATGACTATGGATGCAAAGTGGGCTCATAAACCTTACGAAAGAAAAGGTAAAATAAAAGATTGGAGAGAGTTATGAAACTAGAACAACTAGCCAAAATACAAAAGAAACTGGAAGAATTAGAAGCTAAGGGAGGCGGATACATTACGATCTCCTTGAATGAAGATGGAGAATGGTTCATTGAAATGAATTACAAATTTGAAATATTAGACAATTAAAAACGCTCATCTGACCATAGGAGTCAGTAGTAGGGATACTAACCAATGAGTATAAATGAAGAAGCCTACAAGCAGGCTGAAAAAGAATTGCTTGAAAAGAAAGACGCAGAAGAGAAAAGAAAAGTAGAAGAAGTGAAAGGGTATATTCTGCAAACCCTTGAGAGAATAGAGCAGAAGAAAAAAGAAAAGTCTAGGACAGAGGAAGAACTAAGAGTCCTCAAGCTAGACTTAGATGACTTACGCAATGGTAAGTTCAAGAAGATAGAGGAAAGGAATAAGAAGTCTGAGGTAGCCAGAGGAGTAAGTGCTTATGTAGTAAATTATCCATTCGTAGTAACGACTGATAATTGGATAACACTTACAGGTGGAACATATCGGACAGGATCAGGAATAAATTATTATTTTTAATCAATCCCTACTAACGAGCGTTTTTTTGTTATAAATTTATGGGCAAACTAGACGGGTTTTACAGTTTATTTAGAAAAGTAAATAGGCACAATAAAGAAGATGGAGAAGTTCAAGAAGGAGCGTCTGATTTATTAGACGAGCTTAAGTTAGATATGAAAGACGAGGACTTAATTGACTTAAAGGACGAATGGATAAAGAGGTGGGAACAATACTATCCAGAAATAAAGAAGAGACAAGAAGAGAATGAAAAGTATTGGCTAGGAAAACACTTTGAAGGTGCAGAGGTCAATGATAGAGCAATGGTGGATAATATCATATTTGAAGCTGTTGAAACATTTCTTCCTATTGCTACTAAGAGAAACCCCGACCCAACAGTGAGAGGAGACAACACTAAGGAGGGAGAGGAATTAGCTAAGAAGGTTCAATCAATGCTTATCTATCAAGCTGATGTCCAACGGATTAAGCTTAAACTGAAGAAAGTAACTAGATTCTGGGCATTATACTTATTAGGAGCGGTAAAGATAGCGTGGTCAGTGAATGAAAACGACATATCAACTAAAGCTATACGACCACAAATGCTTATACTAGACCCTGATGGAACTATAACAGAAGATATGCAGTATGACGGAGAGTATATAGGACAATATAGAGACGACTCAGCCGCAAGACTTATAAAAAGATTCCCTAAAAAGAAAGATTTTATCACCAAGGGAGTAGGAGGAAAGATGGGAACTAAGGTGGTTTATATAGAATGGTGGACAGAAGAATACACATTTTGGACATTACACGACGAAGTTTTAGATAAAATAAAGAATCCTCATTGGAATTACGAGGAAAAACAAATAGAAACAGATAAGTTTGGAGTAGAAACAGAGACAATGACGCCGGGAAAGAATCACTTTAACTATCCTAAAATGCCTTATGTATTCCTTTCAGTGTTCAATCTAGGCAAACATCCTTTTGATGATACTTCCTTAATCGGACAAAACCTATCCAATCAAGACATTATAAATAAACGACAAGCTCAAATAGATAAGAATATAGATGGAATAAACGGAGGCTGGATTATATCAGGAGACTCAGGACTTACTCAAGAACAATCAACTACAGCCATTGAAGCCTGCAGACAAGGTGGAGGGCTATGGATAGAAAGTGGAAACCCTAACAATTACATAAAAGAAGTTAAGGCTAGCGGACTACCGGCAGATGTATTTAATCATCTAGTAGATACGCGCGAAGAATTAAGAAATGTATTTGGTATAAGAGGTTCAAGCCCACAAGGGACAATGAATGAGCAGACTCTGGGAGGAAAAATGTTAATTAAAGATCAAGACAGTTCAAGAATAGGAGGAGGAATAAGTGAATTTCTAGAACAATTTTGCGACCAAGTATTCAACTGGTGGGTTCAAATGATGTATGTATATTATGACGAAGAACATCTAGCTTCAATCGTAGGTAAGGACAGGGCTATGGAATATGTACAACTCTCTAACGAACAATTTGGAAGTAAGTTATGCGTAAGTGTAAAAGAAGGCTCGCTACTACCCAAAGATGACTTCTCAGAAGCTAATAATGCAATGGTGCTGGCAGGGCAAGGACTATTAGACCCAATAACACTCTATGACAAACTAGACTACTCAGACCCACAAGAACAAGCTGAAAGACTGTTTATATGGAATAACTCCCCAGAGCTTCTTTTCCCTGAAGCTGGAAGAGCCGCAATGATGGCGCAAGAGTCTAGAAAGCTGAACAAGCTGCGACAGATATGACCATACAGGAGCAGGCTTCTATTGGGATGCAAGCAGTTGCTCCAGAGGAAAAAGAAACTAAGAAAAAATAATGAGATTTTAGGTGCTAATAAAACGAACTCACCACTCGTATAATAATAATAAAATGGAAAATGAATTGACGGACATTCCTAGTGATGGAACTAAGTTAGAAGACATCATAGTGGAAGAGGAGAAGGAAACTCCAGCGGAATCGCCAACCGAAAAAAAACCAAAGGAAAAAGAGGAAAAGGAAAAAGCTCCTGCGAAGGAGAATAAAAAAACCGAAGAAGCTCCTTTTCACGAACATCCTAGATTCAAGGAACTTGTAGAGGAAAAAAACCAATACAAGAAAGACCTTGATAAAATGCGGGAAGAGTTTGAGTCTAAAATAAGTGAAGTAAAGGATTCACAACCCAAGACAACAAAGATTCCTGCGTGGTTCACGGAACTGTATGGAGACAATGAAGAAGCTTGGACTAAATACCAAGAACACGATAAGTTAAGAAGGGATGAGTTAAAAAAAGAAATACGCGAAGAGTTTAAAAAAGAGCAGATAAAGAAAGATGAGTCAGTTGGTAAATGGGATAAGTGGATAAGCAATGAGATCGCTAATCTCAGAGAAGGAGGTCTGAAATTTAAAAAGAACGACCTAATGAAAGTTATGAATGACTATAAACCTACTGATGATAAGGGTAATCTTGACTTCAAAAAAGGTTATAAGATTATGACTCTTTTAGGAAAAAAAGACCCTGCTAAATCTAAAGCGCGTAAAGAACTTGTTAATGAAGGAAAATCCAAAGCAGAGCCAGAATCGAAAAAATGGTTGACACCCAAAGACCTTATAGGCACGGGATGGTAATTAATTTAATAAAAAAATATGGCAAACCCAAATCGAGTACTGATGACCACTCAAGATGTCCTTTTGCCGAAAGTGCTGGATACAATTCTACGAGAAAATGTTCTTTGGACAAGAATCGTAGGTGGATCTTCAAAACCTTTTAAAGGTGAAACAATGAAGAAGACCATTAAAGTATCTAAGAATACTACAGGAGGACACTTCAGAGGTTATGATCTATTGGATACAACTGCAACTGATAACAAAATTCAGTTAAGTTTTACTCCAGAATTCTATTACAAAACTGTTTCTGTTCCTGTAACTGACCTGTCGTTAAACGCAGTTAGTTCAGGTAAAGTTATCGACCTTATGAGCGCTGAAATGGAAGGTGCTGCTCACGATATGGCTGATGACTTAGGAGACAAACTTTATACTGATGACGGAACAGCCGCACCGGCAGGAACAGGAAACCTATTTAATGGACTAGCAAATATCATTGATGATGGTGGAACCGCTGCGACTTATGGAGGACAAACGAGAGCAACTTACACGACTCTTAACGCTACTGATACTGCTTCCGGTGGAACTTTAACTCTAGCTAAGATTTCTACTCTTATGAGCGCAATCTCAGACGGCTCACAAGGACCAAGTATTTTGGTTTCAGACCGAACAGTTTGGAATCTTATGGAGCAATTAGTAGAGCCTAAAGTAAATATCACAAGAAATATCAGCACTTACAAACAAGGTATTAAGGGTGGAGCTGGATTGACTGCACTTGATTATCGTGGAATTCCTATGGTGGCTGACAGAAAAGCTACTTCAGGTTACCTATTCGCGATTGATGAGAGCAAGCTTGATTGGAACGCTCTAAAAGTATACGGAGAAGATTCATTCAAATTCAAGACTGTAACTGAAGGTAATGACTACGGACAGTCACAGGGATTAGGATTTTCTTGGGATGGTTGGAAGAAACCTGTTAACCAGAAAGCTTATGTTACTCAACTGACATTAGCTGGAAACTTTATCTGTTGGGACCCTGGTAGAATGGGACGCTTAACAGGTATAACTGGAGTTTAATCAATTTAACATATTTCGCAGTTGACCCTACTAGATAGGGGACTGAGATTTAAAAGAAAAATATGGGATTAGTAAGAGATTATATGCCAGCACTACGATACGGAAACAAAATCCTGCCTAGTGAAATACAAGGAGGAGTTAATGTATTTAGTAATGTTTGGTATGTAGATGGAGATAATGGAAGTGATGATGATACAGGAGAAACTCCTGATAAAGCATTTGCAACCATTCAAGCTGGTATAGATGCAGCTTCCACACAAGATACGATCTATATTAGAACATTAGCACCAGACGCAGACGCCTCAGAACCTGGTACTTATGAAGAGAATTTAACTATTCCTTATGCGAAACACGGGTTAAGCCTTATAGGAATTGGAGGAACAAACGGATTACAACCATTTGGTGGTCCTAATGTTAAAAATGCTTCTGCTGGAGCATTACTTACTGTAAACGCCTCAAACATCCTTATTAAGGGAATCCAGTTTAATTGTACAAGAAATAGCGGAACTTATGGTATTAGACTTCAAGGTGTTGCTGGCTATGCAACTTTAGCAGGAAGTGTTGGAACAGTTATTGAAGATTGTTATTTCAAAAATGCTTCTTCTACCTATGGTGGTGTTTATGTTTATGGAGGATATGAAACGAGAATATCTCGTTGTACATTCCACTTAGGGACAAATGCTTTAGGAGTAATATATAATACCACTACTGTTCCAAATAACGGACATCTTATTGAATACAGCAATTTCAAGAGCAATAATGGAGTAGTAGTTGCATTGCATTTGAATTTAGCAGCTTCAAAAGATATTATGGTTGATCATTGTAATTTTGACCAAGCTACAATATTTATCACTTGTGTAGATGGTGCAGAAGGATTAATTTCTAATTGTTGCTTTAATGATGGTTCCTCAACTACCGCAGCTAAGTCAACAGGTAAGATTGCAATTCCAGCAGCAAATGACGAGTTATCAATAGCTGGTTGTTATGGTGGTGGAGGAGCTTTAATAGTTGCTGATGGCGGTTAAGATGGTCTAATTGTTTCTACTACAATAGTTTAATCGTATTCGTAAGTAGAAAGTGCGAATACACGGGCATTAATTAATTAAAGAAAAAATATGGCAAAATTTACAAACGAAAATGGAGTTGCTTCTGGTGGAATTAGAACTAATTCTGCTACTCAAGAAATGACTCTAGGAACAAAGGTATGTGCTTCAGGTGGAAGAGTTTACCGATATGTTAAAGCTGGTGGAACTGCTTTAGTTGCTGGAAAGTTATATGATGGTCCAGCTAGAGTAACTAATCATTCTACTTGTGCTGTTGTTACCGGTACTGCTGGAGACACAGAACTTGTTGTTACATTAGGAGCTACTCTTGCTACTGAAGACCAGTACGCAGGTGGTATTGTTAATGTTTATGACGAAGATGGACAAGGACAAACTCTTTCAATTAAGAGTCATCCTGCAGCTGATTCAGGTGCAAACTTGACTATTACTTTGGATGATGACGAACCGATTGTAACTGCATTGACTACTAGCTCACAAGTACAGTTAGTACCCAATCAGTATAAGTCAGTTATTATCCACGCAGCTTCTGAAACTGGTCTTCCTGTTGGTGTAGCTATAACAGCTATCACAGCGTGTTACTATGGCTTCATTCAAACTCGTGGTCCAGTGTCTGTTTTAGCTGATTCTTCTCCTGCTGCTCTAGGGCAACAGGTTGATGCTTCAACTACAACTGATGGTGCTGTAACTTTGGGAACTGTTGGAACTGCTGGTATCGGATATAGTTATAAACAAGCTGTATCTACCGAGTATAACCCAATATTCCTTATGTTGTCGTAAATTCTAGTTGCATTATACTCAAAAAGTAATTGATGAGAAGTTATTGAAGAAACTTTATCTCAAAGAAAAGAAACCTATTAGAGTGATAGCAAATGAATTAGGAAGAGGAGAGGGAACGGTGTTGCGGTATATGCGAATTTACAAAATTAAAAGCAGACCGCAACATCAACTCCTTGGAAGGAAGTTGAGTGATAAAGAAAAGAAACATCTTAGTAGAATAAACACTGGTAAAAAATTATCAGAAGAAACTAAGAAGAAAATAAGTATTAGTAATAAAAAGTTTTGGTCATCTAAAAGCAGGCGATAATTAAGCAGTTCGCCACTGCGTAATTGGGGTCAGAATTATCCCAACAAAAATATGAAAAAAGAAAAAAAGAGCGTAGCAGTAATGTTCGTTAATTGGACGGAAAGTGACTTTTCCCACAAGTGGGACAGTGTTGAATACACTTTCAAAGCAGGTGAATCACAATACATACAGGACTATTTAGCTAATCACTTCGCTAAACATCTTGCTCAGAGAGAGATAAACAAGAAAAACCTTTTAATGTCAGACTTGAAGTTCAAGGAATTCTATGACAAATGTTTTGCAGGTAACGCCGTGGAAGCTGAAACTCCGGAGAAACTTGAAATGAAAATGGAAGAAAAGAAAGTAAAGAAAGAAGTAAAGAAAGAAGTTAAAAAGACTAAGAAGCCTGAAAATAAATTTGAAGGAAAATGAGATTATTTAGCACAAAAAAAGTGAGGGAAGAAAAAAAAGTCTCTAATGACGCAGAACTTTACGAAGCGCACACTACAAGAAAAATCCTTGAAAAAGAAGTAGTGAAACTACAAGAATTCAAAGACAGCATAGAACCAAAGAAACGCAAAGAAATAGAGGCTTTTTCTGCGTATATGCAGAAGATGCAAAGTGATAAGTCATTGATACTCAAAGATATTAAAGAGTTAAAGAAACAGAGAGATAAAGTAATGGCTCCATTAGACAACAGAAAGATGGAGTTGATGGAATTTGAAGAAGAATTAGATAAGAAGAATAAAAGACTTACATTCAAAAACGAAGAACTATCAAGAGAAAAACTTGAAGTAACTGATAGAAAGAATTTAGTTAATGAGAAACAAGATAAGGTGATAAGAGCTGAAAAGGAAGTATTAGATAATCAAGGAGATATTAAAAGAAGATATGAGTTATTAGAAGATAAGGAGTCTATATATGATGTGAGAGCCTTGAAACTAAGCCGATACGACAAGAAACTCAAAGAACATACATTAGACCTAGAAAACAGAGAAGAAGCCTTAAAACTCAAATTTGAAGCTTTTAAACATAAAGAAGATGAAGTTAATAAGCAACTTAAAATAATCGGAAGTAGGCAAGCGCAATTAAAGAGTGCCTACCAAGAACTTAAAAACAATGGCAAATAAACAAGCAGTTAATGGACAGCCAGCATCATACAACGCTACTCCTGCAACTCGTTCGGATGGAGACCCGTCTGGACTAGAAGTAGATGCTGATGGAAACTTAAAATCAGTAGAATATGGATGCACAATGACAGAATATGATGTAGCTACTGATGCAGATGTAACTATTTCAGCAGTTCCTTGTGTTTTATTGGGAATTTATATCAATGTAGTTTTGTCAGCTCACGTAGTTAATGTAAAAGATTATGATACGACTAAGCTTGTTCTTCCAGCTTCAATGTCTGCGGGAACAAAAATTGACTGTCATTCTGCTACATTTGCAACAAGTATGATAATCAATGGAGATAATGCTGGAACAGGCAAAATAGTTTTCTTCACGAGAGCTATATAAAACTATGAGTATAATAAGACAGACACTAGAAATAAATACTCCGGCAATTATTGAGACAAGCGGGATAGCTTTAAACGCTACCACAGAAAGAAAGTCTTGGAACATCCAAAACATAGGAACTAATCCTATTTATGTAGGCTTAGGAATAGAAGCCTCTGATACTGTATTCCATTTCATTCTAAAGGGCGGAAGTTCAGCTGATGACCAAATAGATAAAGTAAAAAACTTTGCTCAATCATTATGACGAAAGTTGACGACAATAATTGCTATGTAGGACTGGCTTCAGATGGCACAGACGCTGTTCCTATAAAAGTTGACCCAGTAACAGGAGCTTTATTGGTTGAAATTCATTACTTAGCAGAAGACACTAGAACAGTAAATACAGCAAGGATAGATGAGAATAATGAATCAGCCAGTATCGTGCTGGGAGATGATGACGAACTTTATTCGTTATTGATTGATAATCGCAATGATTATTTATTAGTAGATATAACATAATGGCTCAAGAAACTGCAAAAATAGACGATAATCGTAGAAAAGCTCTTTTAGGAGTTTCAGATGACGCAGCCGAAGAAACGCGTAATCTTTTAGTTGACGCAACTACTGGAAGATTAAAAGTTTCCGCTGTTATATCTGCAAGTGCTATAACCTCTATAAATACAGATGGCACTGTTGCTCAAACAATAACCGTAGGGACAACGGGAACAGATATTGCTATTGTAGATGACGCGTCTGGAGACCATAAAATTAACATTCCAACAGCTTCAGGGACTAATAGAGGAGCATTAAGTTCTGCTAACTGGACTACTTTTAATGGTAAACAAGCCACTGGAGCAGTTTTAGATGACTTGAACATTTTAGGAGCTTCTACGGCTGATAATCAAGTTTTAATATCAACAGGAGTAGGTGCTTTAGCTTGGGAAAGTGGAGCTACATTAAGAACTTCAATAGGTTGCGACCCAACAGGAACAGACAATTCAACAAATGTAACACTAAACGCAGCTGTAACTGATGTATTTTCTCTTACTACTCAAGCATTAAGTGCTGTAGATAAAGGAGCTGACGCAGTAGTTGGTTGGGATGATACCGCAAGCAAACTTACTTATCTTTCAGCCGCTGATGCGAGGACTGCCTTAGATGTTGATGCTTCTGGAACAGACAATTCAACAAATGTAACTATAACAACGGCTAACGGTCTATCTTTGGTTGGTCAAGCGTTAAGTATGGCACAAGCAGACACTGACACAA